CGCAGCCAGTCTCCTCGAGCATGGTGGCGAGCTGGGCGGACGTTGCACCGTAGATCTCACCCTTGAGCATGCGGGCCCCGAGCTGCTCGGCGCGCTGGCGCTTGCGCTCCTCGGCGGCCTGCTGGCGCCTGCGATCCTGCTCGCGGATCTTGTCGGTACGTGGCGGGCGCTGGCGCTTTGTTGTCGGCTTGGCGGATGCACTATCAACCACGGCGCACCTCCACAACTGCAGCGAACGGACCTACCGGCATATTGACGCCAGCGCCAGCGGCCAAGGCGTGCAACTCGGTCAGGATCGCGCCAGCGGCCTCGAGGCCCTTCTCGATCATTTCCGACGCGGCTGCGCGATCATCGCGGCAATATCGGCCATCTCCGGCAGGCTCGGCGGCGGCCTGGAAGAACTCGCCAACCTCAATCATCACTTGAGCGATACGCGCTCGAGTCGACTCCACGCCATTCACTGCGCGCAGCTCAGGACGCACCACCGGCACCATGCCCGCCATGATCTGCAGATCATTCGCGATTTCAGTGCGGAACGGCTCAGCGATGCAACTGATCCAAACCCACTTCCACTCAAGCGGGAAGGGCTGCGAGCCGTTGAATAGGCGGTCTACGCGCTGGCGCCAGGCCTTGCGAGCCTTGGTGAACGCCTCGGCGTCCTGGGGACGCTGGGCCCGCTCGATGAGCCCAGCGTCCTCGAGGGCTGGAGCGAGCAGGTCATGGGCGAATCGCTCCATGGACATTTCTGAATTCTGGAACCACTGCGCGGTATGACCGAGCACGATGTCGGTTTCGGTGCTGTGCTGCATAGCAGGTTTCTTTCTCTGAATGCGGGGGAAGTAGAGATGTCTACATTCTCGGTATACAGAGAAAAATTTGCAAGAGAATCCACTCTATAGAGAGTGGATGTCTACGGCATTCAGAGAGGACAATATGAGCAAGGAGGACCATGTCCATATGAGAAAGCCAATTACCATCGGCGCCGCCATCAAGCGGCGCCGACAAGCCCTCGGCTGGACGTTGCAGCGTGTGTGCGATGAGACCGGTGGCGCCCTCTATACGGGCTACCTAAGCGAGGTCGAGAAAGGCAAATCAATGCCCTCAGTCGACAAGGCGCATGCAATAGCGACGGTCCTGGGCACAACCATCGACCAACTTATCGACGAGGGCGCCAGCGCCAGCACCCCACAGGCACCCCGAGAGCACGCCACCAGGGCGCCGGTTGTACCGTGGGATCAAGCGGCGCAATGGGCGCAAGAGCCTGATATTTCAGGGCTTCCAAGCGGTACACCGTGGGAGGTGCCTCTCGACAGCAAAAGCCCGCGCGGGTTCTTTTTGAGGCTGTCCGATGAGTCCATGCACGCGCCAGCCGGGCCAGCGTTCCCAAACGGCTCGTTGATCTTTGTCGACCCCGACCTCGAGCACCAGGTCAACGATTTCGTTGTCGGCTATGACTCAGACCCGACCGCGCCGACCTTCAAGAAGATTGTTAAGCATGGTACGCAAAGCTACCTGCAGGCTCTCAATCCACAATTCCCGGCCATTCAAATCAATGGCAATTTTCGGGTGATTGGGGTAGTGATAGGCATGACGATGAGGACCTCGAGGGGGCTCATTCGATAATCAGAGACAAGAGTTTCACTGAATAGAGAGAAACGGATAGACTAGCGCTCGACCGCTAGCTTTTTCTTTTTTCGCGCAAACGCAAAAAGGCCGGGGTTACCAGCCCCGGCCCTTTCGCTTGATTCACCCACAAACAGAGGCAAATCTGCCAACCTGATGAATCGTTTTGACTGTTTTAGCGGGCAGTTAAAACGCAGGCGGACGATGAGAATACGTCTACAACGTCGCCAGTTTAGGTCCGTAGTGAGGGGAGTCAAGCCTATGCGTTTTTGCGCTTTTGCGTTTTTACGCACGGGGCGACATGACGGACACGAAGCAACAGAACGCCTTAGCAGCGTTCTATCAGGAACGATTCCACTCCCAGCCGGAGAGCCTGGCCGACTACTGCTATAGCGACATTTCGTCGATTGCGGCAGAGGTCGGGATCGACTGGTCGTCAATTTCCAGCGCCGTGAGATTCACGGCAGACAAGAAACAGGCGCAGGTCCCAGGCAAAATCGGTTGGACCGACAAGAAGCACCGGGGCAAGCTGGCGGCTTGGGCCGACCTTCGCGAGGTCGAGCTCGACGGCGGCATCCGCCTTAAACTGCCTTTCCTCACTTTCAACCATAACAACGCCTCGATTGGCTCCAGCAATTGGAGTGGTTGGCAGGCGCTGCTCGAGCTCTATCGCCGTCAAGGCGGCCATGCTCCGACCGACGAGCAAGTCAAATGGCGCGAGGCGCAGGAGTCGCGCGCAGCGGAACGCGCCCGGCGCCAGGAGGAGGCAGAACAGCTTGAGCGTGAGAATCACGCTCGCAAGATTGCCGAGCGCGACGCCTTCGAACTGGCATGGTTCAAGGGTGGCAGGCACGAATTCCCGACCATCTATCGCGGCAAGCCAGGCACTGGCTTTGTCGAGGTCCTGGGCGACGAGGACGGCACATCGCCCTACCTGCAGGCCAAGCAAATCGGCGACATCGCCAAAGTCTGCCGCCTGCAGCGCATGCGCGACCGGGGCGGTGAGTTTACCGCCCTGCCTTTGTACGACATCCATGGCCACTTCGGCGGCGTGCAGCGCCTGTATGCCGACAAGAAACTGCAGGGGACCGGCGTCCAAATGGACGGCCTGCACTTCATCATCGGCGACCTCGAAAACGCTGATCGAATCTATAGCGCAGAGGGCTTTGCGACCGGCGCCAGCATCTACCTGGCCGAGCAAGAGCGCGGCAAAAGCGTTGCCGTGATTATCACGCTCAGCGTTGGCAACCTCGTAAAGGTGCTGGCGCAGTACAAACGCCACCGCCCCGAGCTCAAGATCATCAACGCGGCCGACGAGGACCGGTGGAAGCGTGTCGGCAATGCTGGGCGCCTGGCAGCCCTCGAGATCCATCGCGAGCACGGTTATCGCGCCATCCTGCCCGACTTCATCTTTGCGGGCATGACCCCCGAGGAAGTTGCCGAGGCACAGCGCACCGAGAAAGGCCCGACAGACTGGAACGACTACCATGTCCGGTACGGTCTCAAGGCCACCGCGAAAGCTCTACGCTCACATGCCTCACTCAAGTCGGAAAAGGACTATTTCGCCTATTGCCTGCAGCGCGTCCGCGCAGGCAGCGCGAACGACGAAGCGCAGGCCCTAGCTGCAGTCAATGCAGGCATGATGCTCGTGCCGATCAAATACGGCACCAAAGACATCATTTCCCTCGTTGTAAAGGCGCTCCCGGCCGGTTTCTCGGGCAACGTCTTCAAGATCAAACGCCGGGCCTTGTGGCTGGGCAAGATCAAGCTGTCAGAGGCGATGCAGTTGCGCGGATTCTCGCCGACCGCACTGGCCCGCCCGGGTATCCGCCATATCAAGATCAAGGGCATCCGGGCCGACCACGGCGGCACGGTCATCCCGAGCCACGTTGCCGACCTCGTCGAATCGCTCGAGGGCTGCATCATCGTCCGCTCGCCCATGGGCAGCGGCAAAACCGACAACCTGATCGGCCCGGTAATGCGCAACTCTAAGCGCGCGGGATACCTGGCGCACCGCATTACCCTGATGGATGACGCTGCGAACCGCCTGCAGATCCGCCATTACTCGGATGTACTGGCCGTAGAGATGCGCGATGTCACCCATATGGCTTGCTGCGTCAACTCGATCACCAATTCGCGCTTTTACAGCACCGTGACCGAACGCAACTGGTTTACCACGCTCGACACGCTCTGCATCGACGAGGCAAGCCAGGTTATCCGCCATGTCACCAGCGGCCCAGTTGAAGGACCGGTGCGGGTAATGGATACCATGCTCGAGGCGATGGCCAAGGCTAAGCGCGTGCTGCTCTGCGACGCCGATGCCAATGACTCGGTTATTAGCCTCTGCGAGGAGGCGTGCCCAGGCAGCCCGATTACCATCATCGAGATCGAGGGCACCATGGATCATGTCGCGGTGCGCTTCGGCGACGCCGACGAGGTATGGCAGAAGTCGCTCGAGCTCATCAACGCCGGTAAGCGCGTCCTCGTGGCCAGCGACTCGGCAGAGAGCGCAAAGCGCCTGGCCGTCCTGGCCTTGGAGAAAAACCCCGACCTGCGCCTGCTGCTGATTTTCCGCGACTCCAAGTCCGACCCAGCGGTCGAGGCTTTCCTCGCCAATCCCAGCGACGAGGCCGTCAAATATGACGTTCTGATCTACTCGCCCGCCATCAGCTCCGGCGTGTCGATGACCCGCCCGCACTTCGAGCACCACATCGGCCTATTCAGCGGCAACACGGTCGGCCCAAGCGATGCTGTGCAGATGCTTCGCCGCGACCGCACCGCCCGTAGCTACCTGATCGGTATCGGCCACAGTAACGTGCAGCGCGATACCGACCGCGAGGCCATTTATCGCGGCCTCGTGGCGGCCGATGAGATCGCGTGCTCTTTCGAGGAGACCACCGACGAGATCCTGCTGCGCCGCCAGAAAACGGCCTTCGATGAGCTCTATCTCTCGTGCGTCACCAACGAGAACCGCGCAAAGAACAATTTCGCCAATAACCTGTTGCTCATGCTCTACGGTGACGGCTACAAGGTCTCGCGCATGGATGGCGACGCACTGCTCGCGAAGCTGTCGCGCACCAACCGCAAGCGCGCGGGGGATCTGGTGTTTTCTCAGCGCCTGGACCTGATCGACAGCGTAACCACGCCAACCGAGGAGGAGTTCGCCCGGTTGAACCGCATGGAGATCCGCAGCGAGGCCGAGTCGGCCCGCGTCGACCGGTACAAGATCGAACACGAGCTCGGCGTCAAAACCATTCGCGCCGATGATGTGGCGTTCTATGACGACGGCGGTATCTCCAAGGTTATCGCCTTGGAACTGCTCCAGGCCGACGAAGCGCAGGCTCTCGCGTTCGATAAGGCACAACGCAAGTCTAAGACCACCCTAACCAAAAGCCGCTTTAAAACGCCTGCCAGGGCCTTTCTGCGCGATGTCTTCTCGATCCTGGGTGTCGACCCCATGACCGGCGAGGGCGAGTTCAGTTCGGCAGCATGCCGCCAGGTGCTCAACAAGATCACCGCGACCCAGGCCTCGACCGAAATGTACAACGCCTTGCGCCTTGGCAAGCTGGTCAAATTCGGCGCCAAGCGCTGCTGCGCGACTACTGTGGTGCAGTCGATCTTGCGCCGCCTTGGCCTGGATGTCGCGAAGCGTAAAAGCCGTGGGGTTAGCGTCTTCTGCATCAACCCCGAGCACTGGTCGTTTATTTCCGGGTATGTCCGCAACCGCGCGGCTATTGGCGTGCACTCGCTGGCCACCCACGAGCACCCGCACCCGCACGAACCGCGCCTCGCAGTGGATAATGGCGACGCGGCCGTTATCCTCGAATCGGGGGATACTTTGCAGAGTGTTGATATAGCACTAGATGAAAAGTATCCCTCGCTTGAGATGCGTGAACGTATCTATGCCGCCGCCCGCTCTGCCTTCGATCCCCTCGGTAAATCCTTGTCTCGACTGATCGAGGCGCTTACGCCGGAGGTCGCCCATGGGTTCGCGACGGACGGGGCGGATTCGACCATGATCCGCTACATCCTGCAGCACGCCGACCGCGCGCTCACCTCGGCCGGTGAGGTTTGAGAGTGACCGCTCGTCGGGATCCGTAGCCGGTTAATGCTGGTGGCGCCCGGTCTCAATGACTGGGGCGTCACCGGATGGCTACTCGGATCGAGGCAACGGGTTTAGACTGTACGCGCATACAGGCATCAAATCGCCATTAGTCACAGGAGGGACTTAAACGAATGCAATCGCTGGACAAAATCGACGGGGCCGCAGCGGCCTTGCGAAGGATTGACGCTCTACTCGGCATGATTCTGCAGATTGGGCCCGATGCCCAACTCGGCCAGGTCATGGAGGCGAACAGTTTGATTCGAGACGAGGTAGGCCGGACTCTCGCGATCCTCGAGGATGAGTATCTCGGGAGCCCGTGTATTGAAGTGGGGCCGGGGCCGTCAGCGGTCTCGCCTGCAGCGCCAGCCCAGGGAGGGGCAGCGGTGGTTAATCTCAGGCCTTCTCAGCGAGGGTAAAGGCTTCCCGCAATGCTTTCATGCGGTCAGGATCTTTAAAGGTCGCGACCTCAACCCCGTTAACGCTGGCCACTGCAACCCACTCCCCATCGTCTGCCTTATGCGATGTCATGTGTGGCTTAGCCTTGGCCACCACGGCGGGAACCTCGGCGACCGCACCAGCGGCGTGCGCAGGTACACTCAGGGCATCCGCTGCGATCTCCAAGTATTCCTTGATGTTGGGCCGGTAGCTGCCGACGTTGACCGAGATAGCCCTTTGATTGATCTTGGCGAGGGGATCCGCCTGGATCGCCGATTTAACCCATTCGTGGATTCGTTCAAGCCCCGCGCGGCCTTTGATTTTCGGGTGCTCGTCCAGGGTTTTAAGGCCCTCGAGGCGGCTCGAGAACTTGTGCTCGGCGGCCGCTGGCTTGGCGTCCTCATAGTGGATTTTGAACTGTTTATAGCTTTCCTGCGTCTCGAGGTCCTCATGCCCGAGCATCTCGCGCCAAAACACCTCGGCGCTCTTTTTCGCCCAGCGCGGGTCGTGAGCGAAATGGGTCTCGAACATAATGCGCGCCCAGATGGCGCGGGTGTCCTTGAAAACCCGCGTTTCGTCGTTAAAGGTCCGCTTGGTGAGCGTGTTGAGCGTCTTGGCCGTGCGGCGGTTTACTTCGGTTGCGTCCATATCCTGCAGGCTGGCGCACTCGGGTAGCGACCGCATGCGGGCAATGGCGTCGAGCACGATGTCAGCGTCGACTAGGGTGTAAATGCGATAGGTCGCGCCGTAGTCGACACCGAGTCGCTGTTTCGCCTGGCCGCTGAATTCCAGCTCGAACTTGCCCGCCTTCTTGAACCGGCCCTGCGCCAGCACCTCGAAAGCCCGGCGCCCGGTCGACATGGCGATGCCTAGAGCGAGGTGCGAGAACGCGCTCGAGGCGAGCATCTGCGCGGCCGTTGCCACGTACCAGTGATAACCGATGTCGATTGTGTTGAGGGCTCGCTGCTCGAGCACGGCGGCGGCATGATCGGCTAACTGATCGCGCGTCACCGAGGGCAGGTCGAGATGGCGCATGATCTCGTGGTCGATTTTCATCGCCTTGACCTCGCGATAGGCCGCCTCGTTGCCGTCACGCTTGATCTTATCCTTGAGGTCCTTGTAGGCCAGGCGCAGGGGGACGATGTCGGTAATTTCGGCCATGGCGTGGAGCTCGGGAGTGTACTCCGGGTGCTTTTTGGCAACTCGTCGGCAGGTCTCCTCGATGGAGGG